ATTTTTCATCTACATTAGGATCAACAAATGTGTAGTCCTTAATGTAAGTTGCTGTTAATAATAATACTGTTGCCATTATTTTTTAATTTTTACAACGTTAGCACTCCAAATATGTCTGCAAAAAGGTGTTCTTGTTTGACCGCCTTTTCTAGTCCACCAACCACCTCTATAATTCCAAACATCATAACCAACTATCTTACTAATTTGTTCTATTTGCGCTCTCGAATACATTTTATTTGCATCTAATAATTTTACGCAAAATTCTCTTGAATTTCTTTTATCAGGCTTAACTCCTGCTCTCCATTCGTAAGTGTACATTATTTTGTAATCTTCGGTATCTGTGCCTAAACGATTTGATGTTCTGATAGCTTCTGTTGTTGGTACTCTTACATCTTTTTTTTGACCACCTGCATTTGTCTCTTTAACCTTAATTAGTTCTTCTTTAACCATGTCATTGATTAAGTCTGCAACTCTATCTTCTTTAATTCTTAAAGTATCTGCAATGGTCTTATTATCCATTAAAGGATCTTTATCTAATAGCCCAACAATGTCTCTTTTAATTTGTTTACTTAATGGACTTACATCAACAGCAAAATCAAAACGATTTTCTTCGTTCATAAACTTTTGCTCAATAACTTCGTAATTTTCTCTATCATCACCAAACATTTTAAAGATTTCAATTACCTCATCAATTTCACTTTCAGATGCAAAAGAATGTTCACATACCTGGTCTTCAAATCTATGGATAGCACTTGAAATAATTGGCTTAACTTCTTCTTCCAAAGGTGGTAATCCATACATTTCTCTAACCTCATTTTTAGTCATTACCTTAATTTTTTCTTCAATAGGTAACTGCTCTTCGATAGGGTCAAGTTCTTTTAAATAAATACGATTTGAAAATCCTTTTAATTTTAAAAGATAGTTAAAGTCTTTCTCTATTTCTTTTTGGTTAGGGATAATGTAAGTATTCTTATAAAGTTCGTAAGAATCATTTATCTGGTCTTTTGTTCCTAACTCTCCTGGTGTTTTAATTCCAACTAACATTGGATTAGGAATGTGATGTCCAATAATTAATTCTTGAATAACTTGGTCGTTTAACTCGGTTAATTGCGCATCTACATTTTGAGGTGTTAAATGCTCAATTGTAGGAGCAGAATCTTTGTTTCCACTAAATGTAATTAGTAAACTATTTGCTCTATCAGTTCCTGTGAATTTTTCTTTTAGTCTTGCTTCAATTTCTTCTTTCTCTTCTTCAGTTGGTCTGCCATTTGAGAAGTTAAGAATAGTTCCTGCATTAAACCCACTCTTAATCGCATTTAAACGATAATTAGACAACTCAACATCAACTTCTGCATATACAGCACTCGCCACGTAATCAGGCAAAGGATAAGCATCTAAATCAGGTCTGTATTCTTTTGAAACGAATATTTGTCTTCCTGTTGGTTTTTCAGGATCAAATAACGGGATATATTCTAAGTCAGTTTCTTCAGGACTTTGCTTTTGTTTGCTCCAATCTTTTGAATACCAATAACCATCTGCATCTTTTGCCTTTCGTAAATTGTTATAAGGAAAATGTAATAACTCAAAGTTGTTTCCCGCTTTATTCCAAATTACTTCTAAATAATAACCACCGAATAACTTTTTATCTAATACACATTTTTTTACAATGTCTTTTAATGTATCAAAGTTTGTATTCTCTTTATTTAGAAAATCATTAGCTAATGCAATGTCTTGAATTGATAAATCAGTAGAGTCAAAACCAACACCAGCACCGCAAATATAAAGAACCTTGCCATTGATAAAAGCATTATGCTTAGAGCTACGATTAAATAAATAAAGTAAGTAGCCAGGATAGTTATTATAGTAACCACCTTCTTTATCTGCTCCATAAATTACCCATTCTTTTGATTTTTCTTCTTTAAACACAGGTGTTTTGTGTGCCTGTAGCTTAAGATTAATTACATCGTATATATTATTCTCCATAAGTTATAATCGTTTTGTTTTGATTATCATAAGCATTAATAACAGGGATAGGACTTTCTACTTTTACCATTCCTATTTCAAGTAAACCTTCTGCATTTGCTACGTTTAAATTACTTGAACTTGTTTGCTGATAAATAGCATATTCATAAAATCCCGTTTCAGGCAAAGATACAATTCCACTTGTTAAATTAGTAACTCCTGTTGTTTCAGTTATTAAAAATTTATTGTAACGAGTAGGAAAGCCACTTACATCACTTGAAATGAAGTTAACTGTACTCATTAACACTTGATGTTTAAATGAAAATAAATAGTAAGGATTATTTAAAGTAACTTTTTCTGTTAATGTAAATACTAGAAAATTGTTTTGTCCTTTATTTATTATTTGCATATTTTAAAAAGTACCATAAAAACAAAAGGTTGCATTTCTGCAACCTCTCGAATCAAATCAAACGAACAGGAAAATTATATAATGCCTGAAATAACTCCTGAATTTACTTTATTACTAGGTAAAGGTTCTTTACCAGTTAAAGTAATTGAGTAGCCATTTTTATCACCCATTGCTTTACCAGTTGATGAAGTTCCTGCTGTTAAATGCATTGCTCTTGTTTCACCTGCTAAGTGATAAACATCGTCAGCATCTTGAACAATAACCATCAATCTGTTTTGTGTTAGTAATCGAACAATATTACGATTTTTAGCAGTCATTTTATAAACTGAAAAAACTAATGTTTGTTCGTAAAAAGTTGTACCATTTTCAATAGATACAGTTGCATTTTCATCAAATTGTGCATCTTCTAACTCAACCTCAACAGTCCAGAATTTTTTTCCTGCTACCATTGTGATTCCACTAACTTGACCTGATGAAGCTGTAATTGTTGAAACATTGGCAAACTCAGTTAAATATATTTTTTTTACGCCACCTGCTCCTTGGCGGCAATCAAGGGTTACGCCCTCGGTAAGTATACAAGCCATATGTTATAAATTTTAAAAGGGAGTTTTTACACTCCCTTGGTTAATATTAAGCGTTAGTATATTGAACAACGTGGTCGATGAATTTTACTGCTACTCCAGCCTTAAATTGACCATGCAATCGCCACTGACGATTGTCGACCGAATACCATGCCTCGATATTATCAGTATCAGATTGTAGGTCTGTTCCATAAACTAAATTAGAAGCATAAGTTGCAATAATACGATTTTTTACTGCTGTTGGTAAACTACCTGTATCTACAGCATTATCATTATTCATACCTGGTACTGCAATAACTTTCATGTTAGTTCCTGGATACATTAATTCCCAGTTGTTCCAAACACCATCTGTGTTATATTGAGAACCATAGATTCCATAAGTTGAAGTAATCTTAGCAGCTAAAATTCTGAAAGTATCATAACCACAGAAAGCAACGATAGGTTCGTTTGCAATTGCAGCAGCAGGAACTTTTGAATAAACATCATCAAAAATAGTTAAAACATTTGTTGAGTTTAAAGTAGAAGCTGTTGCACCTACAGCAGTTCCAGCAGTATCAATAGTAGCTAACCAACCATTGATTTGTTTTAATACTGTTGAATTTGTGTAAGTTGTTTTACCTTGCCAAATCATTTGTTCAACGTTACGAGCAACTTGTGCTAATTTTCTGTCGATAATGTTTTGTGCAATTGATAAAGATTCATTGATTGAACCAGCAGGTAAATACTTTTGAGTATAATATTGATTCAAGTCATTTAAACAAAATGATTCTTGAAACATAATATCAGTTACTGCAATTGATACCTGATTAATTGTAGTTGTTCCTGAAGTATTAAAAGAACAAGCAGAAGCCTGAAAAGGTACTGTTGATTCTAATACTGGAATTTTTGCGCTTGATTTGATACCTGTACGAATATCAACTCCCAATCCTAATGTTTTTGCGCCTAAGATTGCTTTTGTGATTAAGTCTGCTTTGTTTTCTTCAACATAAGCAGTCATTGTTCCTAATGAAAATGCCATGATTTTTTAGTTTTTAGTTTTTATTATTAATTATTTAAATGCTAGTTTTCTAAACTCTTCTAAACTCGTTAATGAGTTTGATTTTTTAAAGTTTTCTTTTGAAGTTGACTTAGGCTCAACACTTGGAGCGTCTGCAACTTTTTCAATCAATGAAAATAATTTTCTGTTTAAATCTGTTTGTGCTAAAATAGATGCATTTGCAGCTTCTAAAGCCTGATTTGATAAACCTAATGCAGATTCTAATTTCGATAAACGTTCGTTTAATTCAGCAAACTTTGCTTCAAACTCATGATTATCACTTGACATATCTTCTTGCATTATAGGTTCTTCAGGTGCTGCTGCAACTGGTTCAATTGATTTAACAACTCCATTTTCAACATAAAGTTTCATTGGTGCATCATTTACCATAATAACCAATTCAGTTACTTCAACTGGTAATTCCATAACACCATCAGGAGTTATAACTTGTAGTTTTGAACCTACTGCAACTTCTTCTGTATCAGTACGAATAATAGAACCATCTTTTGCTTTATAGTCAGCAAATTTCAAGTCTTTTACTTCGTCTTGAAAAATATCTTTGAACAATTCTTTCATGTCTGAAAAAACTTCTTTAAAAGTTTGTTTTTTATTTTCCATTGCTTTGTTTTTTTATAAAGTACATTATTTTTATTTAGTTGCAATCTCAGCAACTTTTTTTCTTAAGTTGTGTATTCTATCAGCTAATGATTCGATAACGTTTATAGGCGCATCTTTTAGCTTTCTATGAGCAAAAGCACCCTCAACACTAAATCCTTTAAATACTCCTGTTCTTATAAAATCATTCCATACTTCGTTATTATCTACTTTAAATGTTCCAAACCAACTACCTTCTGTCAAAGTTGGATAACCTTCAGGTGTTTTGATGCCTCTTGTTTTGTCAATAATAAAAGATTCAACCATGTAAACTCCATCAACTTGTCTTTCTGAATCATGCATCATATTTACGTTATGGGTAAATCCTTTTTTGAAAAATCTTTGTGCTATTTTTTCAATCTGCTCTTTATCAAAAACTACATAATACTCACCGCTCTCATCCATACGATAGATGGGCAAATCGGAGATCATGAGTGCGCCGCTTATTAGTCTACGTTCTTTATCTGCAAAGAATTTAAACTTATGACCTACACCATTTAAAACATTAACCACATCCTGATTATTATCGTAATGAGTATCAATGTTTAATTCTTTTACTTTTTCAATCTTTGCTTTATTGCTTCCAGTTGCATAAACTCTCGAATGTGGAATCCCTAAATTGTCAGCAGTTCCAAACATAGCAGATGCTTCTTGTCTTGCTGAAATAATGTAAACAGTATAACCTTCATCAATTTTTCTTTTTGCCAATTCTTTACCTCTTTCAGTGCTTAAAGTTTCGTCATAATCAAAACTTACTTTACCAACTGCAAAATGTTCTTTTGACTTTGCGTAACATACAGCAACAGCCTGATCTTTATCCATTCCGCCTTTTATTTCTTCACCTATGCAACG